AAGTAACAAATGGTGGTAGTGGATATTCTTTTGGAACTCTTGATCTAGATGATGTAGTTACAGGTAGTGGTGCTTCATTCTCTGTCATCGTACCACCACCAGGCGGTCACGGTGCTGACATATACAGAGAGTTGGGTGCTAACAAGGTGCTTGTTTACTCTCGTATTGAGAACAGTGATGTCACGAACCCTGATTTTCCAACTGGTAACCAGTTCGCAAGAATAGGTATTATAGAAAATCCACAACAGTTTGGTAGTACAAATTTACTTACTGCCTCATCTGCGTCGGGTGTATATGGTTTGAGATTGGCAGGTGCAGCGACAACCAGTATGTCAGTTGCAGTAGATGGTGAAGTCACACAGACAGTAGGAGTTGGTTCTACTGCTGTGGGTCAGATCATAGGATATGATCCAGTCACAAAATCATTACAATATTGGCAAGACAGATCCCTTGCTACAAATGACTCATCAAATAATAAACCGACCTACGGTTACAAACTAAATAGATTCACTGCTACACCTGCAAGTGGAGGCAACACAAATATTATTGTTACCACTACAGGAGGAACAGAAACCTTGTCAATTGATACAGGTTTCACGGGAGTCTCAACAACAGTGAACTCAAGAACATACTACTTTGGACAAACATATAATAATGGATTAGCAAACCCAGAAATCAAAAAATATTCTGGTAATATAATCTACGTTGACCAAAGACCTGAAGTAACTAGAGCAACAAACCAACGTGAAGATATAAAAATCATTTTAGAATTCTGATTCGATGCCACAGAACACCAACCTAAACGTCAGTCCATATTTTGATGATTTTGATTCATCAAAGAACTTTAATCGAGTTCTATTCAAACCTGGCAGTCCGATACAAGCAAGAGAACTAACCACTTTACAATCTATCCTACAAGGACAGGTTGAGAAGATGGGTAAACACTTCTTCAAAGAGGGATCAATGGTGATTCCTGGTGTATTTAAGTTTGATAATCAATATACTTCTGTCAAAATAGAATCTACATTCTTTGGTGTTCCTGTAGAATTATATTATGACAAATTAGTTGGACTAAGTATAAAAGGTAAAACATCTGGTATTACAGCAAAAGTTGTCAAGGTATTATCATCTGCATCATCAGTAACTAATAACACCACGTTGTTCATAAAATATGAGAAGAGTTCTGATGACTATTTGTCAGAACAATTCTTAGATGGTGAGACACTTATAACACTAGCAGATTTCACATATGGCACAACAACCATAGCAAATGGATCAGATTTTGCTACTGCTATAAACTCAGACGCTACATCAATAGGTTCATCGTTCACTATAACAAGAGGTGTATTCTTTGCTAGAGGTGCCTTTATAGAAGTCAACCCTGAAACCATAATACTTGATCAGTATTCAAATTTACCATCATACAGGGTAGGATTCAATGTTAAAGAGGAGATTGTCACTGCTGTTGATGATAACAGTTTATATGATAATGCTGCTGGATTCTCCAATTACACTGCTCCTGGTAGTGATAGGCTCAAGATTAGTTTATCACTTATTAAGAAAGACGTAGATGATTTCCAAGATGAATCATTTATTGAATTACAACGTCTTGATACAGGGGTAAGTAAAAAAATTATAGAAACAACGCTATACAGCGAAATAGCGAAAGAATTTGCAAGAAGAACATATGATGAGAGTGGTGATTATTATGTCACTAAGTTTGATTTAGAAGCGAAAGAATGTTTGAATGATAGACACTCAGTGTTTGGAACATTCTTCCCAGAGGGAAAAACAAATGAAGGAAATACACCGTCTAAAGATCTATTGAATATAAGAGTAGGTCCAGGTAAAGCATACGTCAAAGGATATGAAACTAGATCAGTTGGTTCTAGTTATCTTGACGTGTTAAAACCAAGAACAACTAGACTTGTAAAATCCTCTGCTGTTCCTTTTGAAGCTGGAAACAAACTTAGATTGAACAATGTTTTGAACGCAGCACAGATCAAGTTATCTGCTGCTACATCTGATCATGTAGATTTGAGAAGTGCCAGATTAGGTTCCACAAAATCTTCAGCAGCTGGCAGTAGTATTGGAAGGGCAAGAGTCTATGACTACAAACTCCAAAATGCAGGCTATGTTAACAATACCAGTGTATTTGAGATATTCTTATTTGATATACAAACAGATACATCTCTTACAATCAACCAAGCACACACAATCGCACTCCCTGCAGTAATAGAGGGTAGTAGTAGTGGTGCAAGAGGATTCCTGAAAACTGCAGTATCAAACTCTACAACTGTAGTGCTAAATCAAGTATCAGGTAAGTTTATAAAAGATGAGCAAATTATAATCAACGGTGTACAAAACGGTAGAGTTATTACTGATATAACAGAGTTTGATTTAAGTGATGTAAAATCAATAAGATCCACTGCTGCAAGTAGAACATTTGCTGCTGACGTGGTATTAGAAACTAAGAGAGATCTTACAGGTAGATCATTTAGTATCACAAGTGGTGGTGTAATTACAAGTGGTACAACTGGGTGGGTGAAGAACTTTAAAGTAGGTGATGTGATTGCATATAAACGTGGTGGTCAAACTGATGTTACATTCAACGTGGTGAGTGCTGTAAGTCCTACAAATAATAATGTGACTGTGGTAGCAGCACCTCATACAATATCAGGAATATGTCATAAAGCACTTCCAAGTTCAACTACTACAGTGAGTGACCTCAAAATTGTGGCAGGTAAATTACGAGGTTCTGCAAGTGGTTTCTTGTATGCAGAACTACCAAATACAAATATTGAATCATTAGATCTTACTGACTCACTCTTACAAATTAGAGTTGAGAATACAGGTCAAAGCACAGATGGAAGCGGTCAGATGGATCTTCCATCATTGACTGGTACAGATTTAGTCTACGCACCATTTGATGAAGAAAGATATACTGTGGTATACACTGATGGATCTGTGCAAGCACTGACATCTGATCAAGTTGTGTTGACAGGTGGTGGTAAAGGTGTAACAATATCAGGATTGACTGCATCTCAATCAAATAATGTTGTCGTACACAGCACACAACAGAAATCTAAGGTAAAATCAAAACAAAAAACACTAACAAGGAATGCTTCAATTATTGTCAATGGGTCAAGCAGATCTAATTCAGGTATCACCACAGGTGTTGCTGACGGATTGACACCGAGTGATGTATTTGGAAAAAGAGTACAAGATAGAGAAGTTTCTTTAGATGTACCTGATGTTGCATCAGTGTCTGCTATATTTGAATCATCAGGAACAGGTGCACCATCTATTCCTAATCTTACTTTAGGTTCTTACAACGGACCTAATGGCAATAACACTGATGTTATAGTTGGTGAAATTGGTGTTGGTAAAAGTTCTGGTGCTTCTGCTATGGTATTGGCAAGGGTTGGCACAACTAAAGTAGATGTTATATTCAAAAATTCAAGTTCTTTCAAAGAAGGTGAACAGGTCACGTTCCAAGAAAGTGGTGTCAAAGCAATATTATCTGATGTCAATCCTGGCGATCCAAATATAAGAAATAATTTTGTTCTTGACACAGGGCAGAGAGAAGAGTTTTATGATTATGGAAGGGTTGTCCGTAAACAAGGTTTCCCTGAACCACAGGGTCAGTTGAAAATCTACTTCAATCATTATGTTATAAACTCAGAAGACTCTGGTGATATTATTACAGCCAATAGTTACACAAACTTTGACGATGTGCCTGCTCTTGATAACATAAGAAATACAGATGTTATAGACCTAAGACCAAGAGTTGCAGCATACTCTGGTAGTAGATCTCCATTTGAGTTTGACTCAAGAGATTTCAGTGGTGGTGGACAGTCACCTAGTGTGTTAGTTTCAAATGAAAATCTTACGTTTGATTACAATCACTACCTTCCAAGGATAGATAGATTGTTCATCAACAGAGACTCTACTTTCACTGTCAAGCAGGGGACACCTGCTGTAAACCCAGTCGAACCAGAGGGTGTATCAGAATCGTTTGAACTTGCAAAAATTGAATATAAACCTTATGTCTATGATGCTAAAAGGGATGTAAAAATTACCTTCCGTGGGAATAAACGATTTACTATGAAGGACATAGGTGTCCTAGAAAATAGAATTGAAAGTCTTGAAGAAATCACATCTCTATCACTTCTTGAATCGAAGACAGAGAGTCTTGTAATCACCGATCCTACAACTGGATTAGATAGATTCAAGAATGGATTTGTAGTTGACCCATTCAATAATTTTGATGTTGCTGACAAAACTGTTCCAGTTCTCAAATACGACATAAATGAAGGAAAACTCATTTCAAGAAAGCACTCAGACAGTATTGATTTGCTTATCGGTTCTTCTAGTGTTGTGGGCACTAATGGCACTCCAGATCTATCAATCGATCCCAGATACGCCACAGACTTAGGTTCACCTAATATTAAAAAAACAGGTGATCTTGTCACATTAGATTACACAGAAGTTGTTGACAGAACACAACCTTTTGCAACAAGAGTAGAAAATATAAACCCATACATGATGAGGAGTTGGTCAGGTAATATGACCTTGAATCCTGAATCAGACGTATTTACAGATAGGGTATTTCAAATACAAGATGATGGAATAGGTTTTTCAAATGACATCATAACCAATGAAGAAGCGATACCAAACATGAGAGAGCAAAATATCGCTTTTACTGCTACTCGATTGAAACCAGGTACAAATCACTACAACTCGTTTGCTGGTGAGGATATGTTAGAAAATAATATTCGCACTATACCCAAACTTCTTGAGGTAACACCCATACAAGGTGCATTCCAAGTAGGTGAAACAGTTAGAGGTCTTTCAATATCAACACAAAATGCAAGTCAAGGTGCGGATCTAAGATTCAGATTAGCATCACCTAATCACAAAGACGGACCTTTCAATAATCCTACAATTACTTTCTCAGTAAATCCATACGCACCGAATGTAGGTCTTTCATCTGCATATTCTGAAACCACTACAGTTTTAAACATTGATATACAGTCACTCAATCAAAAGTCAGATGGTAACTTCTTTGGATTTGCTACAGTGGGCATGACACTTGTTGGTGAGACAAGTGGTGCAGAGGCAACAATAAATCAGATAAGACTTATAACAGATGATCTTGGTGCAGTTCTTGGTTCATATTACATACCACCAAATAGGTTTGAAAATGGAACTAACACAGCACTACTAACAAGTCTAAGACCACAGGATAATTTTCCTGGCTTGAACTTCTCAAGAGCTGCAGCAGATCACTTCTCAGAAGGATCAAGAATAACAAGCACCACCTTAGTAAGAACAGAACCAGCACCACCAGTTATACCACCTCCAAACGTATTTAATATTACTAACAATAATATTACTAATATCAATAATATTACTAATGTGACAAATGTCAATGTTACAGAGGTAACAGAGGTAATAAATGTTGTCAACAACTTTATTGAAGAAGATGATGACCCATTAGCACAGACATTCCAAGTCGAAGAAAATCCTGGTATCTTCATGACATCAGTAGACTTCTTCTTTGCTACAAAGTCTGAAACTATACCTTTAGATGTAAGAGTTGTAGAAGTAGTCAATGGATATCCATCTAGAAATATAGTCAAGAATGGACAAGTAGTATTAAATCCTGATCAAGTCAATGTGTCATCAGACGCTTCAGTGCCAACTACATTTACATTCCCGTCTCCAATTTACTTGCCAACAGGAGAGTATTCTTTTGTAATCGTAACTGCAACATCCGAATATAATCAATGGATCTGTCAGGTGGGTGAAGCTGATATTTCTACAGCAAATAATACAGATCTGGGACAGGTTATAGTAACAAAACAACCTTCACTTGGATCTCTATTCAAAGGTCAAACAGCTGGAACATGGACACCATCTCAGTTAGAAGACATGAAGTATGTTGCAAGAAAGGCAAAATTTGTAACTGATCCTGGCACAGTGAGAATGTACAATCCTCAGTTGAGCACATTTGATACAAGAAATAATTTACCTGAGAATCCGATTGAAACATTCTCTAAGAGAGTGACAGTTGGTCTTACATCTTCTATTGCTGCAAATGGTGCTGACGTTGGATCTACAATAACACAAACATCTAACGCTTCTGCTAGTGGTGTTGTTGCTGAGAAATTAGCACACCTTGCACAAGCTGCAAACACATTGTCAATAACAAATGCGGGTACAGGATATGAAGATAACACATATGACCCAATAACATTTACAACTTTGACAGGTAAAGGTTCTGGTGCTGTTGGTGTCGTGACTGTATCATCAGGAGTCATAACTGGTGCCACTGTCAAGGGTGATAGTACAGGAAGTGGTTATCAGGTAGGTGATACTATAACTGCTGCTCTTGGTACAAAGGGACTAGGACAGAATCTCACACTGACTGTGGGCGTGACAACAGCCACAAACGCCCTTGTGCTTACAAATAGTAAGGGAACATTTGATACAACAAACACACTTATATCTGATGGAACAACCTTACCTAACATAAAACCAAGCACAGTAACTACAAATACAGATCAGTATGATGGGTTGCATTTCAAGGTCACTCACGCTAATCATGGAAACCATGCAGCAAACAATACTGTTGCAATAGATGGTATAACAGGTGACTCTGTTCCTACAAAAACAACTGTTGCTTATGGAGTAAGTGCTACCAGTGTTGTAAGTGTTGCAAGCAGCACAGGATTCAATTTCTTTGAGGGAGCACAAGTAACAGCCAGTAATCCTGGTTTCGCTCTTATAGGTGACGAAGTTATACAATACACATCTGTAGGTACTAATCAATTGAGTGGTACTATAACCAGAGGTAATGATAATACATTTGCAAGGACATATCCCATAGGAACTCCAGTTCAGAAGTATGAGTTATCAGGTGTATCACTAAGAAAGATCAATACACAGCACTCTCTTATCAATGTAACAAGTTCTATTGAAGATAGAGTAACACTTGACTCTTATCATGTCAAGATTGCTGGATCTGTTCTCTTTGACAAGGACAAGCCAGGTGGAGGAACTAAAGGAAAAGCAACTAAAAACATACAATTTGAGTCTGTAACACCAAACATCGCACATAGTGTGCCAAAAGGAACTGCTGTTACTTCAAGGCTTAGAACCACATCTGCAAGTAGTATAAGTGGTAATGAAACATCATTCCAAGACTTAGGATATGAACCTATATCTCTTGTCAATCAAACTAAGTTTTTAGAACCTAGAATGGTTGCATCCAAGGTAAATGAAACAGCACAATTAGCATCATTACCTGGTGAAAAATCTCTTACAATAGACTTACAATTAAGCACAAGAGATGAGAATGTTTCACCTGTAATTGATGTGTTCAAGAGTTCAATACTTACTTCATCGTCTAGAATCAACAGCCCAATAAGTAACTACGCTACAAGTAATAGAGCAAATAGTATAGATGATCCACATGACAATCTTTATCTTACTAAAGTAATCAAACTTGAAAACCCTGCTACATCACTCAAAGTATTATTTGCTGCAAATAGACCAGCAGCATCTGATATAAGAGTATTGTACAGATTATTCAGAGCAGATTCTGATAGTATAGATAAGGTATTTGAACTTATGCCTGGTTTTGACAACCTTGATGCATCAGGATTTGTGATTGAACCTAAGAACAATAGTGGTAGACCAGACAGGGACATAGTTCCAAGTTTGGAAGGTCAGTTTGTAGAGTACGAGTACACTGTTGATGATTTACCATCCTTTACTGGATTCCAAATCAAAATTGATATTGCATCAACTAATCAAGCACAAGACCCAGAATTACTTGACTTCCGTGCTATCGCTGTGGCATAATAAAGTTATGAAGTTCCGATTACCGCAAAGGAAACTATACGTCATAGCTCTACGTCTTCAACGATGGCCAGTAAAATGGTGGGATGAAAAGGTGGAGGCAAAACGTAAAGAGAAGGAACTCAGACGTAAAAAAATTGAATCACTTTATCCTAAGAAAAAATGATCAACTCATGGGCACTAGCATACGAAGTATTAGAGGGGACTCTAGATGAAACATACCCAATTAAAAAAAATCAAGGTAGAGAATCATCCAAAGTTGATGAGAGATGTGAAGACGACAGCGATAGTTAATCACGATAAATCTGCATATACAAGATACATGGGTGAAAAGAAAGCACGTCAATCACAAAAGGACGAAATAGATAGACTCAAAGATGAGATAGAATTGTTGAAACAACTAATTCATCAACAGAATAAATAGATTTATGGCAGTTCCATCAGTCAATATTCAAATAGAACAAGGGGCAACTTTCTCTTCAACATTTGATGTGAAGAAGAGTGATAATTCTCCATTGAATCTAACTGGATTCAGTTTTAGTGCAAAAATGAAGAAGCATGCCACAGCAGCAGGTTCTATAGGATTTGCTGTGACATATGGGTCTACACCTGCTGATGGTCAGGTAACTTTATCAATGACCCCTGCACAAACTGGTATTATAACCTCTGGTAGATACGAGTATGATGTGCTTATTTCAAATGACTTTTCTGGTGCAAAAACAAAAATTTTCACTGGGCAAGTAATGGTAAACCCCACATCGGCATTATGATATGTCTAATATCAGACTTAGTTCATCACATGCTGACGATGACATAGGGGCACAACCATCAATTAGATTTTCTAGAGACAAAGAAGAATTAAGCATTGCACGAGATGATGAATTCTTTATTGTAAAACTAGGTGAACAAAGAACCATATTTTCTGCTGAAGGGGAAGAAGTGGCAAACCTAAGAGACATCAGTGACATAAACTCAAATGCAATAAGTGCAGGGATAGGTACTAACTTTATCCTGACTTATGATGCTACTGAGGATAATTTTAAATTTATTTCTCCTGATGCCATTGTGGATTCTGCAGTTGGTAATATATCAGGACCTGTTGGATTCAGCAGTACTGTTATAAACAATCTCGTCGATACACTTGATGTTCAATTAGATGATAAAATTGATCTCGACGCAGGTACATGGTCATAATTCTAAATATAAGATAGGTATTTAAGCACAGATGGCGGCTCCAGTATTACAGTTTAAGAGAGGTAACCTAGCGAGTTTGCCAGGTTTACAAGCAGGTGAACCAGGTTTCACTGTTGATAAAAATGATCTTTATGTTGGTATAGACTCTACAACATCTAATAACCAATTCATAGGATCAGGAAGATTTTGGGATAAAGGTGATGCTAGTAACGCATCAGGTGTCAAGTTAGTAGAAGCACAGAATAATGGTGCAAGTGCTATTACTATTAAAGCACCTGCTGCACTAGGAGACAACCAAGTTTATACAATGCCTGCATCAGCAGTCAATAACGGTTTCCTTAAATGTAATGCGAGTGGTGAATTTTCATTTGACACTGCTCCTCAAAACGCAGGTGGTGCAACTTCGGTAGTAGTTGCAGATGAATCAAGCGACACCACATGTTTCCCCATCTTCGCTGTGTCTGCCACAGGTTCTATTGCACCTAAGACAGGATCTAATCTCTCATTCAATTCTTCATCAGGGGCACTAACAGCAACATCATTTGTTGGTGACATTACAGGTGATGTCACAGGAAATGCAGACACTGCCACAGTAGCAACAACAATCACACTTGCTGATGAGTCAACTGATACAGCATGTAATGTTGTATTTGCAACTGCTGCAACTGGTAATTTAGCACCAAAAACAGGAACAAATCTCACATTCAACTCTGCCAGTGGAGCGTTGACAGCGACCACATTTGTGGGTGCTTTGACAGGTGCTGTCACAGGTAACGTGACTGGTAACATATCAGGTAATCAATCTGGTGGCACAGTTTCTGCTACATCAGCAGCAATAGCCGATCTTACATCTGGTAGAGTTGTGCTTGCAGGCACGTCTGGTGAACTAGAGGACAGTGGTAACCTCACCTTTGATGGTTCTACCATGACAGTCACAGGTGCTGCGAGTGTAACAACTAATCTTACTGTTGGTGGTAACTTGACAGTGAATGGTACCACGACACAGGTCAATACAACAAATACAACAATTGAAGACGTTCTTCTTGAACTCCAAGTAGTAGATGGTGGTGCACTTAGCAGTGACACAAACAAAGACGTTGGTCTTGTCCTAAACTACTACAGTGGTTCTGCTAAGAAAGCTGCTGTGTATTGGGATGATTCAGTAGGTAGAATAGCAATAGGTGCAGAAGTATCTGAGTCAGCAGGGGTATTGACAGCGAGTGCATACTCAGGACTAGAGATTGGATCTCTATTTGTAAATGATTGTGCTGGTCAGACACAAGTTATATCATGTTCTGGCACAACTAGATCACTTGAAAATATAACAATCGACGGAGGCTCGTTCTAATGCAATTGATTACTTCTGAGATAAGTGATAAAACTGTTACTAAATTAAATTCTAATGCAAATTTAATAGAGGATCTTCTTCATTACTATGGAAGATGGGAAGGATTTAATAAAAATAATAAACAATACACTTCAGCAGTGGTAAAAAAAGTTACCAATACGGGTATGATAATAGAAGTTGATGGTACAGATGTCGATATAATTTGGAAGTGGAAATATTCATGGATATTCTCTGCTCTAAATCAAGACACTAATGTAACAGTAGCACCTGTGTCAGACGAAATTGTGAAAAAAATTGATCTGTATGTAAATGATGCTCAAAAAGTCTCGATTCCAAAGTGGAAGACAATGACTAAACAATATTATACGAATGGGCACGGAGGTGAAACATTTCAAAGATATAATAGTTACAATGGAAGTAAGACAAATTTCTAGTATACATAATACAGTTATATAATTATTATGAATGAAGAAGTAAATGCCTTACTTCAAGTATATCAAGGTAGAATCAATCAACTAAGTGCACAGAATATTGCGTTTGAGGCAAAGATTGCTGTGCTTTCTAAGCAGTTAGAAGCAAAGCAAGTACAAGTAGATGAAGGAGAAGTATCAGAAACACCGCCATCATCAGAGAGCTAGTAAAGCAGCATCTATGCTGTGAAACATCTCTGCTACGTGATTCATAACTGGGTGTTTGTGAACAAAGTCATCATCTGATATTATCATCACTCTCTTATTGAGTGCATGTCCATATGCTATTTCAAATATTGTACCGTATGATGCTCTTCTCTCATTTATTGCTTTAGGTAAATGTGCGAATACTATGTCACACCTCTCAACATTTAGTTTTGTATCCTCAAATATCTCAGAATCACTACCTAGGTGATACTTTGGTGTTATAATTTCTATGTTACTCTTTACCTTACTAATGACATAGTTTCTCCATAGAAATATTTCATCTTCTGAGCATATTTCTATCGGTCCTGCAAGATAAACTTTCATGGAATCATACTTTAATGGAATTTGGAAAGACACGAATTATCAATATCTTGAGCACTCTGGCTATTCTTTGGTCGATTACGTTAATAGTAAAAAACCATCTAGTGTCTTAGATGTTGGGTGTGGGTATAATAAACTAAAGGGAAAAATTAATAACCTAATAGGTATAGACCCATTCAATGATGCTGCCGATATCAAAGTATCTATAGAGGATTATAGCACGGTTCCTTTTGATATTGCATTGTGTTTGGGGTCTATAAATTTTGGTGATGAGAAAACAATTGACAAACAAATAGATAAACTCCATACACTATGGAGAAGAGAAGCAATATTTAGAGTCAATCCTGGTATACCACATGCAGGTTGGGATGATTTTATTGAATGGTATCAATGGACACCAGATAAAATATATGCTATTGCTGAAAGATATAATTACAATGTAGAGTGTCTAAAAATGGAATATACAAAAGAAAATAATCTTCGATATTTTTTCATATATACTAAATAACACTGTAGATAAGGAATTTTAAAATGCTTTCTGGAACAGATTTCGTCAAGAAGATCAAGGAAGGAAACAAAGAATTATTTGAAGCATC